ACTGAGTCACGACGTTCTGCCGTGTCCATGTAGTTCTCGCGAGTGTTTAGATCTGTACGGAAGGCCAGTGCCTGCCCCATGAACGCAATAACATCCAACAAAGCAATGTATTCTGAAGATTCAATATAGTCATTGAATGTTTCAGGATAATACAAGCGCAGGTAATCAACAAAACTTTTGCGCAGAGTTTCAAAATCATAGCTTTGAAAGTCGGCTTCGCGATAGGTTTGATAGATTTGTTTCCAATCTTCTACGCCAAATATCGCGGTTTGTCTAGTTGTTTTTGCCATTATACTGAGCCTCTTCTTTTATTTATGGAAGTTAAAAACTGCTCAGTTTATACGTAACTTGCCGAACGTTGTTCTAGATTAAAGAAAATACTCAGTCTTTCGGCATCTGTGCTGGGTACTACCGCAAGTTCGATTTCAAGCAGTATGCCATTCTCTTGTGGATATACCTGTGTGTCACTGATGTAGATTCTTGGATCGCCGCCGGCCACACGTTGCACTTCAGTAACTATGTTGGTTTGCAAGTCTTCCAGTTGATTCTCAAACAAAAAGTCCCATAAACTAGTGCCATAAGCAGGGCGACCAGGCAGTTGCCCTTGACGTATGTTAAATGCGTTTAAGAGGTCGCGTTTGATCAATTCAAAGTCCGTGAGTGTGAACTTTTTGTATTGCCCTTGTGTGTTGAATCCAATGAATGTTTGTGCCATATGGTATTTATAGGTGCTTATTCGCCCTCACCGCGCCCTTCAATTTTGAGACTTAAGGCATTTAATCTTTCTTTCTGTGATGCCGAGAACGCAGCTGCCTCTTGAACTTTTGCGGTAATGACATTGACTGAATATGCTGTACCTTTTATTGTGGCTTGTTCACTGGTAGGCAAGGAGTTGTACAGATCAATCAGTGCTGTTACTTTGGGAAGACCATTAATGTTGTAGTTGTTACGGATGGCATCACGTTCGGCATTGAGTGCATCATACTGCGCTTGTGTGATGGTTTGTTGATTCTCCAACACCGCAAATTTTGAATTCAATGCCTCAAATTTTTGTATAGCAGGGTCAAGATACTCATTAAAATATGCTGTGACTTGGGATATGTAGTCGCTTGCTGTGCCTGTAGCAGATGTGGCGGTGTAACTAGGTGTAGGCACTTTGGGATCACCCACAACTCTGCTACTGGCGGCATCTAATGTGGCCCGGTTTACTGTGTCTGACTTGGGCACTGGAATATCCTGTTGTTTGAATGCTGTGGGTATTTTTGTATTGACCAAGTTCACAGCAAATGCACCATCACGTACTGCACTACTAAAGGCCGCTTGTGTTGCACCTGTGGCATCGCCTGGAATAGGTAAGCCTTTGGCAAATGCTTCGGCATTGGGCAAACTCTTTGCCGCATTCAATGCCATGCCAGCAATGCCTTGGCTGGATAAGTTTTGCACAGGTATTCCCACTGCGCCCAGTCCTGCTACACCTTTGGTCATGAGATCCTGTTGTATTAGACTCTGTTTGCCAGGATTGCCTAATAAATCAGTCACACTTTTGATACCATCCTTGCCGGTCCAGGCGGCTGGACTTTTGACCACACTTGAAAGCAAACTGCCTGCTGATGCCATCAGCGCACTGGTGCCTGGCTTGACATAGCCTGCTGTTTCCAGTTGTTTCATGTCAAATCCAAATGATCCAACACCTTTGCTATTGCTAATTGCACCCGATGATTGTCCTATTAGGTTCTTTGCTTGTGCCAATACCCCGTTGACTTCAGGTATGCCCATGGGACCAATTGCACCAACTGCACTGCCTCCTCCAATACCACTGGCAACTTTTGTGAAGTCTGCGGTGTTGATAGGACTGGTTATAGGAAAGCCACCAATTGTTTTGTTAATGGTCTGTATGACCGATATCGCTGTGGATCCTTGTATCACTGCGGCAGTGGCCAATGGATTGCCTGCTCCTGCGGCACCCGGAATAGAAGACAGAGCACCCGAGGCTGCTGATACTGCTGGCCCCACTGCCGCGGTCAATCCTGCGGCAGTTGCGGCTAATGAACCACCGCCAGCTCCACCAGCGGCGCCAAGGGCTCGACTGATTAATCCTAGTGGTGCAACACTTCCCACACTGCCAAGAGCACCTGTAATGCCGCCCTGTGCCTGTTGGAGAGCACCTTGTGCGGCAGCGAACCCATCAGCAGATTGTGATGCCGCAGAAAGACTGTCGCCAGGTTTAAATCCCACTAGTGAGCCAGTTGAATCTTGTTTTTTAAAGATTGCTTCGGCCTGTTCCCGTGTAAGGCCATCAGGCCCTTTGATACTAAATGGTTTTCCGTCGCTACTGGTAAATGAGAATTCAGCCATGTTATTTTGCCTGTATTTCTATGCCAGCAGGAACTGGTTCTGCACCTGGGGGTGGACTGGGTTTGCCCTCTTCAAACGCAACTTCAACGTCCACACCCTTGTTGTGATATGGATATGGTTCATGGGTGGGCGCACGACTCACTGTGCTTTTTAATCCTTCAGGTTTGACTATCCAGCCTCGGCTGGTGTCCCATTTGGTATCATCCAACAAAGTTGTGGTCAGTGGTTGTGGTGTAGCAACTGTGCCGGCTACAGGGCCATTGAGGTCAATTCCACCTGCCTGCAACGCCAGAGCAGATCCTGCACCCCATGAACCTGATGTGCTGTTTAGTGTGAGTGTGCCGTCTGACTTGACACCTATTGTGCTTTTGCTGTACAAAGTGATATCTTCTTGTGCTTGTATACTCAAGAATGTATTGGTCTCCAACTGCATGTCTTCTTTGCTCTTTACTTTGAAGTTGCGGCCGGCAAACATATTGATGTCCCGATCAGCATGTAAATTAATGTCGCCCTTGGTGCGCACATTTACACTGTTTGTGGCATACACATCTACTGTGCCTTCTACACCAAACTCTAACCAGGCCTGTCCATTGGCATGAACAATGTAGAAAAAGTTTCCTGTGTCACTCATGGTGATTTGATGGCCTTTTGAGGTGCGCAATCTCAGCAGGGCATTGTTGCCTTGGGTGTCGCCGTCATCCATCACAAAACTGTGGCCGCCAACTCGTCCAATAACCTGTGCATCTTCCGGTTTGATTTCTCCAGCGTTCAGTTTAGCATTGATGTCGTTGGGTTTCATGCCGCCCTGATAAATGGCTGTTCCCGGAGTGCTGATACCAAACACAGCACTGGGAGTTTCTCGTTGACTGCTTGAATTTATAGTGCCACGTTCGTTGTCGGTTATGAGACCTTGTTGAAGCAATGCTTGAGCCACAACACTTTGCACAGGTTTTATGCCATCAAAAAATCTTGGACTGTTAAACAGTTCGTCGTTATTGATGTTGATTTCTGCCACAGGTAGTCGCGAAGCGTCAGCAAAATATGTTTCTTGATTTTTGTTCTGTACTTTGGCTTGTGCTTTGTCCACTGCTCCAAGGGCCGGGACCATGCGCCCTGTGCCTTGTTCAGGAGCAACACCAATATAATATCCTTGTGATCGATCACCATTGACAAAAATACAAATCACAGTGACTCCCACATCAGGAGGAGTAAACCACATGCCATAACTGTTGGGGGTTCCGGGATAAGCACCAAGATTCAAAGTAGAACCATTGGTAGCAGTTTTTGGAGTATTGCCATAAAAAGGTGGCATGTAACTCACTGTGGTCCACTTGGCGTCGTTTTGCATGCCCTCTTCGCCGCCGTCAGCAAATGCTTCAATGTACACACGCAAGCGGCCGCTACGAGTTGGGTCTACGGCGCTCATGACCACACCAGTAAACGGACCAAACTCCGAGGGCACACCTCCGCGGTCTAGTTTATAGTTACCGGGACGGCCTTTGCTACGTTGTACATTATCTACCATGTGTTTCCTTTATTCGTCAGTTCTGTTCTGCAATTGTGCAGTGGGAGTATTAGAACCTCGTTCACCAACATTGATCTTTTGTCCTGCTACTCTGTTTAGAAATCTGTCTAAAAGTCCAGGTTCTGATGCCTTGGGTAATTTTGGAGGAGAATCAACACTTTGTACATTGGTCGGGGCTATCCTGTTCCCAGTGCCATCAGTGGGCGGTCTTGGTGGAGGAGCATATTCCAAATTGTCGC